TTAAGGTACCACACAGCTGCTAGAGTTCCGGGCACTGCGCCTTGGACCCCGGAGCCGCAGGAAGCAGAGTTAATAAGAAAGAGACCGTAGGCGCCGGCGTTTGTGCTCTCGTCGCCTGTCTGTGCACCAAGAGCCCAGCCAGCGACACCTGCTGCAGTAGCGTTGGTGTGGGCAGTACCGAGCAGTCTCATAACGTTAACAGGGCCAACGCCAGCAGCCAAGTAAGCTTGTGCAGCGTATGCACCATATGTTGGGCCAGAGACGTTGCCGAGCCTCCAGATATCGCCACCCCTAAAACCACTTACGGGGTTACCGAATGTTCTCACATATTCTCCGAATGATTCCACTCGGATGGGCCTCATACCGGGGCCGAAGGGTGTACGACCAATGATAACGGGGCCGACAGCGGGTGCTCCGGGTTCCCTAAAAGATTGGTCTACCTCTTTAATAAAAATGCCGGGGGAGACGAATTTGAACTTCTTTACTGACATGCTAGTTTAACTCCTTAAAACTTTTTGATTTCGCAAAATGCTCGTTGCACATATTGAGCCTTATCGTATAGTAAATAGTAGCTGTTTAGCTCAATCTCCATTTTACTCTTTATAAAATTGGCCCTTGTGTTCTTCGGGGTGTGGGTCTTCAAAAATAACACGCTCGCGAGGCAGTCGTACTTTAACGACATTCTCCTTTTTCGCAATAAGCGGACCTTCCTGATTGTGCTCTTGGCCGATCAGGTATGCAAGGACACGAACTTCAAATTTTACCTGATACATTCTCTCCTCTTCGCCTAGATCTGAAACGTTACTTTCTGTTGAAAACTCTTTGGGCATAAAGGCCTCATAAATATGGCCGTCCCTTGTGATCTCAAAGATATTCCAATGGCCTGTCCGGGTCAAAAAAGGAGTCAGCATTTCATTAAGGTGCTGCTGATACTGGGCTTTTAGGATCACTGAATAGTTTACATTGACGTACACGGGCATTGGTGCTGTAAATGTCTCGTATACGATTTCTTTATTTTCTGTTGGGTAGTTCTTATCTCCGTTACCAGATCGGCTGACGAGAGTGCCATTTAGCCCAGTGGCCTTGCGGGCATTGTTTGAAGCAGCAAACAAAGAAGTCTTGTCTTGCCTGATCTTCTTTGCAATAACCCACTCTCCACCATTTGTTGAGTCCAGTGGTGCTAGTGTGGCCACAATCTTACCATGCTGTGAAGGATCTTTTACAACAGAGGTCTTTTCTACAGTAATGATTGGCATTTTAATGCGGCCTTCGGAGTCTCTTAGTTCTTTATCATTCTTGATCTGAAAGGCTCGTTCGGCTGAGTTCCAAATTACTGGGACTTTTTGTGCTCCGCCATCAACTGTTGTATAAATGTTCATTGATTCGTCAATAAACTCAAAGAATGCGCGGTCGACGTTCTCTAAGTTTGAAGGAGCCATGTAAAGCTCAACGATTTCCTGCTCGTTTTCTGTGTTATTTCTAACAGGCTGGCTTTTAGACGCCCCTATAATCTTAACTGGCATCGAAAACTCCCTTACGCGCCCTAATACACTTAGCAACCACCTCAAAGCGGTGCTCAATCTGACCAAACAACTGGTTTGGCTCTTCTAGGGTTGCGATTTCATAGTAAATATTGCCATACAGGAGGAAATCACCCTCTCGCACAAACAAATCTTGGTCTTCTGTTAATCTACGCTTGTGGAAATGAACCGTGATGCTCGCATCCTTGTCCATTCCAATTCCAGCAGTGTATTTTGTCTTAATTCCTTCAAATTCAACAAGCGCATGGACTCTTACAGGTGGCAAAAAGCTTTTTCTAAAGGATTCGCCATAAAGATCGTGAAAATTGGTGTGTTCGATGTCAACTGGATAGTAAACAACAGTTTGTCCGATGACTCTCTCGATGAGTTCATCGTTAACTTGCTTTACTAAGTCACGTTCAGGCTTGCCCGTGAATAAGGGCGGGGGTGGTGCTTCAGGTTGTTTCCACTTGTTTTCATCATCTGCCATTTATTTACCCTACAAAGATCTTCATCGGAACAGTATTGTTGATTGACGCAGCAGTGTCGGCAATCTTGGCATCGTCCTCCATGAGGGCCGTGTATGTAAGCTGGTCCAGAAGCTCTTTAAGCTCTGTTCTCAAAGCCTGCTGCTCTTCCTTTGCTTGCGACAACAACTCTGAGTGATTTAGTGTTACAGAGTCACCGGGAATAGGTAAGGTAGCAAACTTGCCACGAATCTGGCCCAAGGTTTCTTTTGATAATGCCAGTGCATAGCGTCTAATCCACTGCTTTCCAATTGCGTTGATATTCTCATATGGAATATTATCAAACGGAGCAGTGTTCATATTGTTAACGCCCATGATTCCAGTGCGGCGGTCCTCGTACTCTTCAAACGGATCCTTCTGAAGTGTAAACGTTACCCACATGGTTTTTGCCGTTAAATCAGTTTGTGGAACCGGGTAGAGCCTTAGATTGTTATTAATAATCTCGTATGAATAGTGCGATGTTCTTGTGTAAATCGAGTCTTCGTATGTCATGGCCTGCATCTTGTTCTGCCAGCTTGGAATAACTTCGAATGTGGAGTCATCAGCAAACTGACCATAGGTGTTCATGTTGCCTACTACGCTGACACCTCCATAATATCCATAAAACCTCCACATGGCTCGTGGAGAGACATAGTAAACTCTTCTAATCTGTACCTTATTATAGTCACTGGCGCCGGCGCCTTTGACAAGGTTATAAAAAGGAGAAGTGGCCTCGGTCGAAGCTTCATTGATGATCGTCTGCAAATCATAGTCTTGCACACCATCTGTTACACTGAAGCTGGCGGAGTATTCTGTGAGGGTGCCACCTGTTGAGCCGGCTTCTGTTGAGATGGCCTCTGATACACGGCGAGCATATGCAAATTCAAACCGAGGATACTTTAAGTTAACTCCTTCAGGGCCTGTCTTTAGGCTACCATCATGGTCAAACGTACCAGTAGATGCGCCAAGGATATCAGACAAGATGTTCTTTGCCTGATGAGAATTGATTAGGTATGAATACTCTAGAACCGCTTCTTCGTAATTAGAGTATACACTAGCAGCTTTAAGCTCAATGTCTAATACATCGCCGCCTAGCTTCTTATATGTATAAGCAACCTGTTCGGCTGCTCCTGACAAAAAGTCAGTATTTCCTGAGTAGATACCAAAGGGCAGGGCCGCTGCTACATCGGCAGCGGTTCCTGTGACTGGCAACTTGGATACGCTTGTATTACTTGCAGGCGTAAGTGTTGGTTGGGCCATTCGCGGATCCTCCTAAGCATAAGTAGTATCGGAAACAGGAAACCGGCCCGTTTTACTATGCTTCAGAAGAATCAGTCTTCTTGGTCGTGGTTCTACGAGTTTTAGTAGTTTTCGTCTTTGAAGCAGTAGGTGCCTTAGTCGTATTCTTCTTCTTTGCTGTAGTCCGAGTGCGAGTAGCCTTAGTTGTTGCAGCTGGGGCACTTGTTGTCGTTGGTGTTGTCGTGGTTGGTGCTGCAACTGTTGCCTCTGTTGTTTCGGGGGTTGTCACTTCGGGGGTTGTCGCCTCTGGTGTTATTGTTGTCGTAGTTGTGGCTGTCGTTTTCACTGTGGGGGCAACAGTTTCTACAGTAGGATTAGTAGAGGTTGCCAGCGCCTCTTTGGCCTCGGTGTTAGAAGTCGTGGTTGTGTTGTTAACTCCTAGAATCCTAGCACGGACCTTGTGCTTGTTTGGTGCTGCGATTGCTCTGCGTTTCTTTCCCATTGTAAGTTCTCCTAGTGTGGGTGCTTTTATAAATAGTAACCTTTTTCAAAAAACGAAAAATCTCAAAAATTTGGCGGCGGTAATTTTTGGGGGATCGGTGTTTTCAAAAAAAACCCCCCAACCCGAATGGGAAGGGGGGAAAAGTATCCACTATTTAGGATTTAATTATTTGCTTAAGCAATAGTCCAGCCAGCGGTTTCCAGAGCGTGCCAGCTAGTTCCATCAGAAACAAGAACAAGCATTCTTCCGTTAGCGTCAGATGTCAAGGTTGACCCACCAGCAAAGGATGCTGGGGTGACAATACAATCTGCAGAACTTGAGCGAGTTCCGTGAATAATGATCTTGATCTGCCCAGCGTTACCAGCAGCAAGACTAAAGTGTGTCTTACTAGTATCAGTAGCGCAGATCGAAATAGGTGTTGTTGGTGACAATGCAGTTGCTGCACCACTGTTCGCTCCACCTTCTTGCGATGCCTCTACGGCCAAACGAAGATCATTAAGCGTTGTTCCACCTAATGCCAATTCTCTCTTTAAACTCTCAAACAAAGCTTCCATTCTTGCAAGCCCAATTCTTTTACTTCCCATGTTAAAAACCCTCCTTTTATAATCGTGTCACCGCATTTCTGCAGCCGCATTTCTAATATGCGTAATAACTTGGAATGAGCACCATGATGATGCTCGTACCTAAGTAGCGTTTACATACACAAAAGCCCCCATCTTTCGATGGGGGCTTTGCATTTATTTGGACTGTGAAGTCTAAGTGTTACTATTAGCTAGTAGCGCCAGACTCTCCGACCATGCCGCGGATAACGACCAACCCGTACATATCAGGGCGAACCATCTTCTTGGCATAACGAGTCATGACTCCCTTACGGGGCACGAAGTCCTCTGGTCCAAAGATGGTAGGCGTGACCTGCAGTGGGACGTAAGGAGCGTAAACATATCCACTTTCGAGGAATGATCCGCCTCTACGACCAACAAGGATCACGTTACGGGGGAAGTATGGGTCAACGTGGACGTCAAACTTCTTGCTCAGGGAACCAGCCTTGACAGCGCCGATGGAGCCACGCTCGTCGTCAGCAGTGACGGAAGCACGGAAGCCAGCGGTGAACTCAAGAATGTTCGCAGCCTCGGGAGAGCAAACAACGAAGTTTGCGCCACCACGAAGGGTCTTGCGGTGAATCTGAGCTGATACGTCGTTAATGGTCTCGACAAGAGTCTCGTACCACTCGGACACAGTACCGGTGAAGTCAGGGGCAGCAGAGCTAGCACCAACCTCAAGGCCGGTCTCACGGTTGAGGAACATACCGGGGGAACGGGCCCAGTAGTATGTTGCAGCAGTTGCACCGCGGATCAAGTCAGAGAGGATCTCACGATCAATCTCTAGAGCAATCTGCTCAGACAGAATGCTGGTAAGCTCGACCTCGGCGTCAAGGTTGTGATAGGCGTTAAGATCCTGTCCCAACTCTGGCGTCCACTT